CAGCTTCTGGCTTAATCCTCACCCCGAACTCTGTAAAGTTAAGCTCTCCACCCTCCACGTCATCATTTAGATATAAAACTGCAGACATTAGTGGCTCTATAGCAGGGTCTCCGTAGTAGTCCACGTGGGGTCCCATAGCTGAGCCTGTAGCATATTTTGAAATACTAAGAGGCAGTGGGTCTTTGTACTCGATGTAATTTTTACGGGCATAGTCTTGTCCGACTTTTGTTAGTGCATCTTTTATCGTACTATAGACTGCCCGAGCAGCCTCGGAGCTGGTACTTAGCTTGGATTCATCTGTGGACTTCTTTTGGCCAAAAACATACTTTGGCCCCTCTCCCGAGGCTACCCACTCGCTCCATTTTTCAATGGCATCATTGTCAGTAAGATCTTCGTCAGATGTTTCGATTAAAGATACTAGGTCGCTAGGGGCGTCTACTACATTTTTATAGTAGTAAATCTTGTCTGCAAAAATTTCTGGTTGCATTAGGCGAACTTGTTGCCCTTTTCCCACTCTACTTTTTGCTCCGCCTGAGCCTTACGGACTTCTCGAATCTCTTCTTCCCAAGCTGCCTTCTTTTCATCAGAGTAGACTGCGTCAGCGAAGTCCCAGAAGGAAACCATGGTGTAGCGAGTGCCTTTTAAAATTTCTTGAACTCCGTGAATATTCTCTACTCCACCTGGGAAACAGATGTATGAATAGGCGCGTGGCTTAAATTCGATATCGTGCTCTGGGAAATACAACTCCCCGCCCTCGTAGTCATCATTCAAGTACAGAATCCCGACATACTTATTAATTTCAAATGCATTAGGGTGACCATCAAAGTCGGAGTTGTCCGAGTGCGGGGCCGCGAATCCGCCTACATCCCATTTCTGAGCGTGGGAAGTATTTGCCACTACTTCGCGATCAAAGACTAGTTCAATAGCTTCTTGAAACTTCTGTCGAAGTAACTCGAAGAATCGTGGTGGTAGAGAGTACTCTGCCAGTTTAGGATCGTCTGGGTGGATTCCCATTCCAGAAGAGCCATAGAAAGCGATGTCGCCCCACTGGGAAGAGTATGACTCAATGTAATCAATGATGCTCTTAGCTGCGTCTGGCGTCACAAAATTAGGAATCTCTATGATTCTGTTCTGCGGAATACCGAGCTCGCCTTTAACAGTAGGCTCGTCTTTGTAGATGATAAAAGTGTCTTTATCAATAGTTTCAAGATATAGAGACATTAGTGGTCAATACCTTTCAGGTTATAGCGTCCAGAGTTTCGCTCTACGCGTTCGCGTTCTTTTTCCATTTCGGCCCAGACTTCGTGGCCATATTTTGCTTGACCATCGCGCCACTCCTGAGTGCCTTCGAATTCATATTGCCAGAAAGATCGTACGAAGTACTTCTGACCAGCGGTAGTTTTATTAACGCCATGGTAGTAAGGAGCTCGAGAAGGGAACACTAGAACGTCTCCCGCCTGAGGCTTGTGCATGAAGAACTCTACGTCTGTCCCTTCTTCGTTGAGGACCTTAAAACAGATCTCTCCGCCCTCATAGTCTCCATTTAGATACATGGTGCATGTCATAACTGGCTTGTCTCCGGGAGCGTCTGCGCGCTCCTGTTGAAAGTCTGTGTGATAGAACATGCCCACGTTAGTGTCTGCTCCGCCATCTGTTTTGTACATACAGATAGCAGGGGCGGTGAATTTCCAGTTGGGAATGCTGTCAGTGAAGTAAGTATCATAATAATGCTTGGTAGCTTCATAAAACGCTTGAAGAATTTTTAAAGCAGGATCAGTTAGATCCTTATCACCAGCTAGTAAGGCCTGAGACCACTCTTCTTCATTTGGAAATGACGAAAATGTGTGATTCCTGACCTTAACAGTGGTCAAATCTCCGAAAGTGAACCACTGACGCCACTCACTATTGTTCTTGTGGAACTCGATGATCTCTTCTGGGTTTTCATAGAGACCTCGATACACAATCACATTTGGGTAGAGTTCCAGAACTTCCATTAGATACCGCACTGGCTTTCATGAGAAAGAATAGTCCAGAAGAATGGCACTGTGTAACGGATTCCAGACGTAATCTGAGTTACGCCGTGAATATACTCCATATCGCCTGGGAAGAAGTAGGCAGCTCCAGCCTTTGGCTTGAATTGGATTCCCTGATTAGGAAAGTACAACTCCCCGCCTTCATAGTCATCATTGATGTAGAAAAGACCAGCAATGTCGTAGTACGGGAAGTCGTTTGGCTTTCCGCGATCTTCTCCCTCGTGCAACTCTTTATCTGCGTGAGGCATCTGTAGCTGGCCTGGCAACCAACGAACTAGTGCTGGAGATGTAGGAACCGCATCTACTTTAAAGAACGCGTCTACTTCTCTCTTTAGTCGTTCAACCATTCCGTTGATAACTTCTGGAATCTTAGGGTCTACGGCACGAATAGTGTCATAGGTAGCTACTCGATCTTTCCAATACTCCGAGTCATAAATGACAGTGCCCTCTTCGTTATAGTGGGTTTCTGTGACATCCCATGAGGTGTTTGATCGGATAAACGCATTGAGAGTCTGTAGCTCCTCGGGCGTCATAAAATCTTCTCTGGCCTGAATGTTGGAAGGGCTGTTTCCAAAGAATCCAGAAGGTGTTATGGACATTCTGTTTTCTAGCCTAGAGTTTGAGTAGTCTTCTAAAGGTTCCATGCATCTATCCTATCATTCATAAACTCTTCGAGTCCAAACTTCCTTCTGGTAGACTCCCCCGTCTGGAACACGATACTTCTTGCTATTAGCGTTGTTGTCCATGGCCATTTTCATGTATGGGACCTTAGCATCAACTTCCGATTCCCAGTCCTCGCGCTTGAAGGGCAACATCTGAGCGTAAGGAGTACCTGCTGGCAGAACTCCAGTCCAACCTTTAACAATAAAAAATGGCATAGTCCCTGGAAGATTGACTTTGTCGTTGTCAATGATCCCGCTTGTTGTTAAAAATGGTAGCTCAAAGCGGTTAAATGGTTGAGTGTATAAGACGCTATACCCGTCTGGTACCTGCACTGCCCAGTCCGACCACCATGCAAAATGAACTTCATGATACCCCATCGGGGCTTTGAACTGAGGCATCGGCGGCCTGTTTTGAATGAAATCTTTATTTTGAGGATCTAATACTTTGGCTTTAATTACGCCATTGTCTTCATAGAACTCGATGTCACAAGGGGTGCGGTAGACATATCCGGTGCCCATGATGTCAAAAACAGCAGGGCAAGCCTTCCACGTTGGAATTTTTCCTCCGACATAAGGATCTTTCCAGTGTTCGCCATCTGGCTTGAGAGCAAAACGATCAGCTTTGCGATACCATTCAGGAATTGTCTTGATGGTCGGCTTTGGGGTTGACGGACTGTCTTCCGTTAGCCATGGGCGATTTTTGATGAATTTAATCAGTTGTTTCAATTGTCATTCCTGTCACTGGGCATTTAATGGTTTTAAGTTTGATGTTCTTAGATTCATGTTGCCCCATAGAGGAGCCGTCATAGTTGACTGCATCACGATACATCTTTGACCAATCGCCTTTAGAGTTTTTTGCTTCGGCAGCTTCGCCATACTTTCTCAGCTCTTCCCAGTATTCGTTTGGAAGACTGCCCTCTGTTATCTCCATCTGATAGCTCGACTGCAGATCGCCAATTGATATGGGGATCACAGCTGCTACGGGAGTGCCAGCGGGGATAAAGATTTCTTTGTTTGGCTCTGTAATTTTTATAGCAAGTGGCAGCTCGCCCTTATAAAAAGAGGTGCTTAGGATAGTGGTAAATGTCTGAGTCCCTCTAATAAATTGGTTCGGCACTGGCATTGTCAGCATTGATACGTCGACGTCAGTTGAAAAAACTAGCCCAGTCTTAAAACTAAGCGTACCGTGAGCCCTACCAGTGTAGACAAACTCTTCGCCCTCTAGAATTTTGACGTGGTGTTCTTCAGAGTTTTCTACGCCATCCCAGATCGCTCGGACATCTTTATTAAAGGAAATACCCCAGCCGAGACCATTAGTCAGTGTCATAGGAAAGCACATATACGCGTGCTTCCCTGAAGTATTGTCCATCCAGTCTCGGGTAGCACGTAGCTGCTCGATGGTCGCAGCTTTTTCGTGTAACCTTTGTACTCGGATAGTTTTCATTAGTCGCCTGTCTCGACGATGAACTGGGGGCGGTGGAACTTTTCTGAATAATCAAGCATGGTAACCATCGAGTGCTTAGTTCCAGATAGAACCGGCATTGCTCGATGAGGGTACATGTAATTAGACGGGAAGATGTATAGGTCTCCTGCAGTGGGCTTCACTTTAACATTCTGCAACCTAAAGTACAGCTCTCCACCTTCGTAGTCATCGTTAGGGAAGGCCACTAATGACGTGACGCAGTTGTAGGAGAACCCGTGATCATGGTGCTCTTGGAAGTGCTGCCCTGGACCGTACTTAATAAAGTTAGTTGCCTCCCAGTAGCGCAGTTCTCCGATGTTGTACATCTTGGTGTAGTGCTTTACCGCTTGGAGCTGTCGGTGATGGGTCTCTTCCCAAAGGGCTACCAGCTTCTGAGCAGCTTCGGAAGGGTCGTGCTGAATGTCTGTTTTCTTGTACTTAAAGTCAACGCAGTCGCGGTACTCTGGCATTTTTACGCCATAACCAACTAGAGCTTCCTCGTAGTGGTATTGGTTGCTTGGGTCAAGAAGTACGTCTTCTAACCGCTGAATCACCTGTAGCTCGGTTGGAATTACGTTTCTGTAAACCCAGATGCCAGACATGGGGACGACTTCTTCCGCGGTAGTCCAAGTCTTTTCTTCAATTTCATACCACTTAGTAAGACGAACATTGTGATCGTTGATGTCTTGCATCATCTTTTCTGTTGGCTTTCCTACATGATTGTTCTGCATGATTGTCCTAATACTTCAACTTGTATTCTTGAATAATTGGGGATACCTTGTGGTTCACGTCTCCGCGATCGTTGTAGTCAGTCATAATTACAACGGCATATTTTGTTCCAGAGATCATGTCTTGGGAGGCGTGCTCATAGATGTAGGTTGATGGGAAAACAACTACGTCTCCGGCCTTTGGCTTAATAGATAGGCCGTTCATTCGAGGGAACCAAATCTCTCCGCCCTCATAGTCGTCGTTTAGATATACAACTACTGAGACAGTGCACACGTAGGTTGGGCCATGATCAGCGTGAACCTTAAAGTGAGTTCCTGATCCTTCATACTTTACAAAGTTAAAAGCCTCGTATGAGCAGATCCCCACTCCCCAGTAGCGGCCGTAGTCATCCACACACTGGCGAACTGCTTGGAACACGGCTTCGTGTACATCGTAGAGTTCGGCATTGTGCTCGTTACGAGGACCTAGGCCAGTGGAGTTGATTTTAAAGTCTTGTGCATTTCTCGCATTGACGTCTACGTCAGCAGAAGAAGTAACCTTTGCTCCTTGCCAACGATACCTGCCAGTGCCATCTAAATTTTTTTCTAGGGTGTCAATGTAGTGCTTACCTTGTTCTTTGGTAATTGCACCACTATAGACGTTTACGCCTAGGGCTGGATTTGCTACGGTAATAGCTGGATTAGTGGTAGCCTGTCGATCAGGCATACGATGCGCTGAGGTCTCTGACCTGTCTTTAGTAAACCAATCATTCATGCATTTAGTATACATACGAATATGTAAAAATGCTAGATTATCGGGACATATCCTTCAAGATTTTTTGGGAAGTCTGCTGGCGGGCAGTAGCACTCTGGGCACCCTATACACTCTTTGTTTTTAGGGGGTAGCCCCTCAAATGAGATAGGCTTTCCGGTGGCTTCGTAGAACCGTATCTCGGCATCATGCGTATACTCTTTTGCTAATTTCCTAAAAGAGTCTTTGTCAACTGTATTGCTGTCTAGGTTGTAGGACCAATCTTCAGGCTTAGAATATATGGCAAAAAAGACGATCATATAATCTTCGTCATTAGTTGATGGATATGGTGGCCTACCGTGTATATGCTGTTGGCCATTAAAAAAGACAGCTGAATTTTCTTCTTCGGAGTATACGTGGCCTTCTATTTCTACTCCCCAGTCCGAGATTCCGTGCTTTACAACGCATAGATCCATCAAATACTGGCTAGAAGTGTCATCTAGATGTCTCCAAAGATATGGGACTATGTCTTCTTGTTTTTGATATCTAGCTGCAAAGATAAAGTTTTGTTTTAGATCAGGCTCTCCCCAGCTCTCCCTTGCCAAAGCCAGCAACTCTTCTCCCACAAAATGAGGGATCTCGGGGTTACAAGTCCATCTCCCTGAGATTGTGTGGTACTTAGCTGAAGAGCCTGGTCCCCACTCTTGAGCCATAAGTACTTCTTTTATGGCATTGAAGCTTTTCTCAGAGAGCAGGTTGCTCTTCTTAAATGGTTTATACGGGGTAGGCAAAGGCCACTTTATGTTTGGACTGTTGTCTGCATAAAGTGGCACTTTGCTACTACCCTATCCCTCTACTTTAGAGGATTCGCATGAACCTCGGTGGGAAGAATGGGAATGATGGTGGGAAGAACGGGAAGAACGGGAAGAACGGGAAGTAAGGGAAGAACGGGAAGAATGGGAAGTAAGGGAAATATGGTGGGAAGAACGGGAAGAACGGGAAGAACGGGAAGTAAGGGAAGAATGGCGGAAAGAATGGGAAATATGGCGGGAAGAACGGCGGGGTTGTATTGCTAGTGGAGTAGTCAGACCACGCAGAAGTTCCGTTTGCGTTGGTTACGCGAACTCTATACTGCTGTGAGGTATCTGCCTCTTGAGCTACGTTTGCAGATGTTCCTGTTGTGTTGCCTGACTTGGAGTCGGTGCTCTCCCAGTAGTATGTGCTGAGGGTTGCACCGCCAGTAGCTGGTGCTGACCAAGAAACATAGTCTGTCTGATCGCCAGAAAAGTTCTGAACTGTTGGTGCATTTGGAGTGGCAGGAACTGTAGTGATAGTTACAGAGCCAGATTCGGTTGAAAGTGCAGAAGTTCCAGCAGCATTTGTTGCTGAAACTTTAAAGGTGTATGAAGCAGCTGAATCTAGGCCACCAACAACAATCGGAGAAGATCCGCCGGTTAGGTTTGTGGCAGTGGTGTCTTCTATTCCGCTTTTATATGCAATTACAGTAAATGAAGTCGCAGAAGGAGAGTCGGCTGGGAGCTCGAAAGAAACGCTAGCCGCACCGTCATTGAAGGCGCGGTTAGTTCCGACGTTACTACCCGAAACATTTATTGGGGCTTTTGGCTCCAAAAAGTCGTTAGACGCCTGAGACTTTCTACCAGCTCTCTTGCTCATTTAATTCTCTCCTATTAGGCGGTCAAGTCGCCGTATACCAGCCATGTGTTAGAGGCACG